CTATAGGATATAATACTATAATCATTTCTCTTATTGCCTATTACTGCTTCAGCCTCGTAAATATCCATGATCTTTAGGAATGAATTAAGCCGTTTAGGGGCAATCTGCAAATCAGCGTCTAGCCAGGCAATATATTCCCCTTTAGCCTTTGAACTCCCCTCTTTCAAAGCGCAGCCCTTCCCTTTTCCGCCATAAATAGTTAATACTTCGCAACCGGGTATTGATTTCTTTATCTCTATAACTACCTCTGACATGTTAGGTTCATTAACAAATGGGACTACTACGCTTATCATCAGTTATCGCCTTTTTTATTAAAATAACTTCCGTTAGAACACATAACACAAATAGACTTTCCTTCAACTTTTATATTAGATTTATGATAAAGACATTCAAAGCAACAATATGTATATCCGCCAGTAACCATTATTCTGCCATTTCTCTTATGAACAAAATAAGTAGCCGCTTCTTTAGCTGCCTGGTAAGAAGATTTCTTGCCATCTTCAGCGCGCTTAGCATATTCTTCTTTAGCCTTAGCTAATAACTTCTTTCCGGCTGGCTCTGCCTGTTCGTATGGAGTCTTAATCTTTATTATATTTGCCATGTTAAAAAAGAGGGATAACCGGATATTCTCCGGCTATCCCCCAATTTCCATTACTTAAACAACTAAGGAATAGCCGATAGTCTAAGCAGTCTTACCGCTTAATCTACCCATACTCTTAAACTTCTTCGCAACTAGATTGAAATAATATTTAAGAGTGCCTTCCCAAATTGTTCTGTTATCTGCTGATCTCTTTAATATCCCACCATGAGCGTCAGCTTCCAACCATGCAAAAGGCTGGCTCATCTCTGCAATCGTCAATGAATCAAAATCAACAAACTGCATATAACCGCTCCATGTGTCAAAATCAAGCATGACACCTACCCCATCCATAAACTCTAAGCCCTTCCAACCACCGCTTAATACTTCTTTCAGATCAGCAGTTCTCTTCATGGAAGTTAATAACTGGCCGTATTTAGAGAATAGAGTTGCTCCTGTCAAGATTACTTTCTTTCCGCCGTATCTCTTAGTCTTTAAATACAAGTCAATCATCTGTGCTTCGGTAAGAGTCGTTGCTGTATCTTCCGTATGAGCATTAGCCCAAGGATAGGAAGCTCTTAGGATGTTCTGAATCGTTGCTACATTATCTCCGTCATCAATAATACCAGCAAGACCCATGATTTCTACTGCGGATCCGGCTGTGCCTGGAGTTGTAGTCCCGGTTCCTTTGCAAACTACTTCGTTATTGCTCCAAGAAGTAGCTGCGGCCAATGTAACCTGGGTTGTGCTATCAACAGAAGCTATCTGTGAAGCTGCGCCAGTTCCTACATGGATATACATACCTTCAACGAGATATTCCGTTGCGTCGCCGCCGTTAGGGTTAGTATCCACTATCAAGGTTGTGGAGCTTACACCGGTTCCGTTAGTCAAACATAGCTGTCCTTTTCCGGCGCCTTGCATTTGGCGGTTTATATCCATTTTAATATCATCTTTTAAGGCCGTAATTTCAGTATTCAAAATAGCTGCTATGGCCTTAATTGACTGGTTCCCTTCATTAGTTGCAGCAATAGCCTGATCCGTCAACTCCAATGTTCCGAAGGCATACTTCAAAGAAGTATAAGGCTGCTCATACTTGGCTTTGCCAGTATAAGGCTCGTTTCCTTCAGCTACATTGTAAATACCACTATGCCGCCCTGTCCTAGCTGCGATATAGATTTGGTTATTGGAGATGGTTACCCCGGCGTTCCTCTTGATTTTATCAAAAAGCACGCTCTCCTTAGGGAGCTGATTCTGTATCACCGGTATAATTACTTTCTTCAATACCGCAGATATATTACTGATTGTCAACGCCATTTTAGATCTCCTTTGTTATTGTTCGTTACTTGCTTTCTCTAACTCTTTTTCCAACGCTCCCTGTAGATTATCCGTTGTGATAGGTTCATCCTTAGGCGCGGCTGGCAAGGCTCCACCACCAACTACAGGCACTCCGCCCGGATTCCCCTTTGACTTGATATACCTACTTACATACTTTTCGCCTATTTTTCCTATCTCAGCATGCACTTTGTCAGCTAACTTATTGAAATATTCCGTAAACTGCGCTTTATCCATATCAGAATATTCCTTTGGGTTATTGACTAAGTATGTCAAAGTCAACTTCTTCCAGTAGTCAGCCTCTTCTTGATCTGAAAAAGAGAGTGCTTTCTGCTTAGAAGAGATTACCTCTTGCAAGGTTTGTTCTGCTTCCGCATTTAGCTTGCTCTGTGATTCAGAGATCTGGCTGTTTTCTATCTGGTCTATTTTCTTCTGCAACTGCTGATTTATCTTCAGCGTTTGCTGAATCATAACCTTCTGATTCCTTAGCGCTTGCGCGTAAGGGTCGTCAGCTGGCAAATCAGCAAGCAGTTTGTCTATATCAGCGCTTGCTTTATGTAAATCAAATTCTTCCTCTTTAGCTACCTCTTCTTTAGCTTCAAGAATTGCGATTATCTTCTCGGCTTTAGCCGGATTCTTCTTTAGATACTCAACTATCTCTACAACTTCCTTAAGATTAGCCTTCTCTGCGGCTAATTCCTGGGTTTTCTTGGTATAATCAGCCTGGAGCATGTGGCCCTTATGGAATTCAAGGATCTGGCTCTTCTTAAACTTTAAAGGTTGCTGTTTATCATCTAAACCTAAGTCAAACTCCGGATCCTCTAAGGCTTTCTTTTCTGCTTCTGCCTTAATTTTCTCTGCTTCTAATTCTTCTGCTGATTTCTGCGATCCTTCTTCCCCGACAGCACCTTCTCCTGGCTTTGCTGCACCTTCAGCTGCCTCGGATCCCTGGTTATTCTTAATCTCATTATTAAGAGCTTCCATCATTCCTTCGTCGCCTGTTTTCTCTACTGCTACATTCTCTCCTGGTAACATTTGATACCCCCTTGTTTGTCCGGCTGCTTACGCTTGGCCGGATACTGCTGTTAATAAAATACTACTTCTTCTCTGGCTTCCAATCTGTAGCCTTTTGCAAGGTTCCGTAAACATACGCGCCGAATCTTTTTGATCCAGGCTGTATTCCTCTCTTAATAGCTTCTAGTTTTAACTTATTCTCTAATTCCTTAGGCATGTTTTATAACCCTGTTTTTCTTCGCTCTTTGTGTCTGTGTCCATTAGCAATCCTCTGCCCCATCAAACTCTTTTAGAGACTTCAAATACTTATATGCCTGCTTATAAATATTGTCCGCAGAGTTCAGGTCAAGGGTAAAGTTATATAGAGTATCAAATCCCTTTATCCTATCTCTCCTGCCTCCTGCCATCTGGTCGTTATAGGGTAAAGCACCCTCTGTATTCCTTGTTGCCTCGTCTTTCCAGAAGTTGAGTTTAATCTGGACATTTGTCTTGTCGGAGATACCTAAATTGAAGTTGATGTATTCTCCGCTTGTTCCCATTTTTGTTTCAAATGTTTTCTTTAGTGCCATTGTATTCCTCCTTTAGTTAATTCCTTAAAACAAAAAGTCAAAGCATCAAATCACTAGCCGCCTCGAACAGGCCGGACATAGTAGCGGCTACCCTTACCGCCGAAGCCGACGAAGCCAGCGCCGAAATCGACGGCCCAGGCGTAGTCGGTGCCGTCGGCGTAAGTAGTACTGGACCAATAGGCGGTGGACTGGGATGTAAAAAGAGGGTCGATAGCAGGCCCTACCCTGCCATAATCTACGATGGATATGAGTTCCTTGACGTTTGGTAAACGCCAGTCGTCATGGCCGGCGTAGGTCAGGCCCTCACAGGCGGTGATGGCGGCACCCCATAAGTAGGTTCCGCCTACGCCCGCGGCTGTGGGGGACGCCACCCATTCAAGGCCTGTGGCGTTATCGGTGATGGTGCCATCGCCGTTATTGGTGTAATGAGCACCGCTTGAGGGTAGACCTTTTTCATAGTAGCCGTCATCATAATCGGCATAAGAAGTGGTTTGTCCGGTTTTGGGTAGATATTTTGTAGCAGGGGCGCCCCCGCCAAAAAATCCCGCACTCGCACTCCCTATACACAACATAAAACATAAGGATAATGCGATGAATAATTTAATTGTTTTCATTTCACATTCTCCTTTTGTTATATTTCATAGCCACTAATAGTCAAACTTCCTGCTATGCCTGTCCCTGTCGTATATTTGAGAACATTATCAGCAGTTGAACTAACAACAGGTTTCCTGTAATTATTTGTTACTCCACTATTTGCCGACAAATACACCTTGATAATCCTATTGGTAGTATCATTTGTGTTATCAAATATCGTTATAGTCCCACCTGCCGAAGTAGCAATAACTATATCGGTTATTACAAACTTCTTTCCACTCGCAGGTGTCCATATCGCTTGCGCAGTTTCGGAAGCACTAAAATCAATGGTCTTTTTTATGAATGTGGCAGATACAACACTATCGGTAGCATTTACATCAAGTTTGCCGTCAGTTACATTTGCTATTTTACTTCCATCCGGATTAGTAATCATAACCGGCGGAACAGCATAAGCCATTGTTGCAAGTAATATAAAAGCTACTGCTAGGATTCCTTTCTTAAACATTTTCTCCCCCTTGTGATTGATCCGGCTGTCCTGGCTGCATATTAGCAGCAGCTTGCATTTCAGCCCTTAGAAATTGTTGGTGTAACGATCTATGCCTTAATAGAATTTTTTGCAGCTCAGGATCTAATTTCCTGAATTGCGCGCCTTTAATAAACTGCTCAATGATCTTTATATGGGCATTATGATAATCCCATTCGTTAGGATCAATGAGCGTTCCGTTAAGCATTTCGGTTATCTCAACTTTCTGCGCCTGTTCGTCTATTGAATTATATAACCCGGATAAATCCCCGAATTCCATAAGCTCTAAAGCCTTAGGCCTGTCTATATAGCCTTTATCCGCTAATAACATGATAAACTGCTGCCTATCAGTTTTGCTTAAAGGTAATCCGGTTCCGATACTAACCTTTACTCTGCGGTTCCCGGTTATATCAGATCCTTTGAAAGATTTAACATCCGCTACTTCTTCTCCACCGGTAATCCCTAGTATGCGCGCTTCAGTATATTTAGCCTCAACTATATCCAGGACAGTTTCAGCAAAGAAAGAAAGCTTCTGCTCTATAGCTATAAGAATGGGAGATAATGCATTGTTGTCTAAATCGTCCAGGTTCTCTATTGCTTTGCCGCTTCTTACATCACTCTGCCTAAACTTCGTTGCGTCATGGACGGCAGCAATATCTTCCATATCCTTTCTTATCCGGATTAGATCGTCATAAAGAAATTGAGGCGGATTAGGCGGCACTTCAAAATGAGGTTCTTTACCCTGTTCATAGAATATAATCTGGCCCACTTCTTCATCATATTTTGAAGAAAGCTTTGATTGATTAGGGACTTTAAGCTTCCCATTAAAAGCCCTCTTATAAGCATGTATCTTAGTAAGGGTAAAATTATATTCCTCTTGCAAGCTTATCAGCTGTTCTACCATTCCTTGCGGATATTGAGAAAGCATTAAATCCAGGTAATCTATATCAAACAAAGGTATTCTGCCTTTGTATTCAGCCGGTATGGTTGAATTAAACAATTCCTCTTTGGTGGTAACGACTATGAATCTTCCTTGCGGATATTCTACACAAGGAGCTTCCCAATATTCAAATATCCGGCATGCGTTTTCAAACTTAGTCCTATCGTCCGCTGATCCTTCAAGCATGTTTATTAACTGCTGTTCAATATCAGAATAAGATATATCTTCAGGCTTGACATCAATGTTATACTGAGCCTTGATATCATCTACGCTTAAAACTCTCTGGACTATCTTAAATTTGCCTAAAGGATCCTCAAAGACATCAAACTGGTTCATTATGTAGCACTCAACCTCGCCTACAGGCCCTTCGCCTATTTGTCCATCCATGTAAAACTTGGTATTTGTCTTAGGGTTAAAATAGGGATATAGATAACTCTTGCCTGTGCAAAGAGAATAGCCTATAGACTTATTAAGAATAATCGGCATACCGGCATATTTCTGGCATAATACCGGGTTATTCTTATTAGCCTCTTGCCAAAAATCCTCTATTACTTCTCCGCTAACCCTGGCGGCGCTTTTATCTCTGTCGCTATTTGTAGTCGGCTCAACAGAGGTATGCGCCTTCATTAACAACATCCTGGCTAATAGAGAGCGATAAAGCGGCAAGATATAATTAGCAGTTTTCTTGACTTTATCTTTGCGCTCTTCCGACTCTAGCGCCCAGGCAATCCTCTCTTCAATCCCGGAAGATACTACACTGCTTCTAGCAATAAAATGCTGCTTGCCATAAAGGAAGGCTATATTTACCAGCCATTGACGCTCATAAATATTCCTTCCTCTTTGGATCTTATCCTTCTTCCCTATGATATCCTTTATAAGCTCTGTATTTACCGGCTTCTCTTTCTTTTGATTTTCTGGCATGCTAATCTCCGTATTTAATTCCGCCCTTTTCCCTTAATGCGCGCAATCTTTTCTCTTCTTCGGAATCCGCCTCTGATATAAACCTTCCATTTTCAACTAATCCGCTTAATCTCTCTTCAAGCTTGATAATCCTGGATTCTAATAACGATATCTTGCTTACTTTCTTTTCGGTCTTTTTAATAGTTTTTGTTTTCATATCTTCCCGGCCAGCACTAACCCGGCAAACTTAATCCGTTGAATAAACGGAGCTCTGTTAATATAATTCTTTATTTCTGTTTCAATCTCTATGCGTTCCTTCCTTACTGCATTAGCCAATTCTTTGCGTATTCTCTTAGCCTGTTTTCCGCTCATATAAGCCTGGCTCCTTCTTCTGCGGAGATCTCTTTCCCTTCACTCTCTCCGTTTCTCTCTGCAAATCTCTGCCTGTCAATATTAACCCTCTTCCAGAATTCATCTGCCGGAGTTATTGGCTTAGGAGCAACATATTCCGGGGCATAGATAAATAATCCCCATACTGCTAAGGCTAAAGAGATAACGCAATCATCAAACTTGCCTACCGGGGCCTGGTATCTGTAATTCCTTGAAGGAAGCATAATACATTCAAAATCTCTTAGCTCCTGGATAAGATCATCAAAGTTAGGAATGGTAATTAACCCTTGCTCAATAGATATCTGGAGCTTCTCAATCATGTTCTCTTTATTGACATTGGTAAACTTTACTCCGGGAGTAGAATTATCTCCCCCTGGCTTTTGAGTATAATAAACCCTTACTCCGGCTCTCTGCAAATCTTCAACTATCGGATCTCCTACTCCGGTTGAATCCGGAATCAATAAAGCATTGTTATATTTTTGGCTAATTGCAGCAAATCTCTCCTTTGTCAGATTCCAGGAAGTATTATTCCAACGCTCAACATAATCAACATGCTTAGTTTGCCGGTTAATTATGGTTGCCACATTAAAGTCATGAGTTTTAGCAAAATCGGCTCCCAGGATATAATCAAAGCCGGTTTTTGGCTCTACGAAGCCGTTAGAGATGATATTATCAATGCCCTTGAATACTTTGCCCTCTACTTCCGCGCTCCAATCGTTCATTACGAAACGGTTGTAGATCTGCGGTTTCTTCTGTTTTAGAAGATCAAGAGTTGCTATGAAATCCGGGGTAAGGTTTTTTATGTTATCTAAAGTAGTTGCTTCAATGAGCGGAAAGTCTTTCCTGTCTATTCCGGCCTGGGGATCATCTTTCCATAAAGCTTTAATCCAGTTATTCCCGGCTACATTGGCAACGATTGACCCGGTATGATCTGCTAAGTTCAATGCCTTAAAGTATTGGCTTGGTTCTATCTTGCGCCTAAGCCTTCCCTGGAGAATAAAAAACTCCCTATCAGTAGGAAGTTCCTCTGCCTGTTCCATGAAAAAAGCGCCTAGATTAACATTCTGTAAGTTCTTCCCGGCGCGGTTTAATTCTTCAATATGCCTAAACATGATAACGGATCCATTGGCAAGCTTAACATTTCTGTCGGATCCAACTGTCATGCCGGTATAAAGCTCAAAGTCTTTAATGGTTGAATCTTTCAAATCAACCCATTCCCGGCGTAAGATATAAATTAAATTGTTTGGTATTTCTTGAGCGTAGAGTAATGCTCTTAAGATAAGACAAAGAGATTTACCAGTTCCCCAGGCTGATAC